AACATAAGTAACAGTTTGAACACCGTCAAGAGAATTAACTTTGTCACCCAGTTTAATATCTTCGATGTTTTTATCTCCGTCAGGAGTGCGAATTTTAGTTCCAGCAATAAAACAGGCTAGGATTGCCGCAGAACCAAGTGAACCGACAGCGCCTTTTGTTCCATCGTTTGTAGTAGCATTGCTTGTTTGAGTTGCCCCCGCCGTTCCCATTCTCCCGCTATATAAGGTGTTAAATAAATTACTTGCCGAATTTGCTTCACTACCTGCCGCCGACAAATCTTCTAAAGGTGCATAATAAGAATCGGTTTGTGCTGTTGATGCGCCCGTTAATAAATTATTAGCAGATGTATTGGCATTATTGTAAGTGTTAGTGTTATTTGATGCTTCGTTGCCATAAATGCCGTTAGCATTGCCGTAATTAGTATTATAGACGTTGCTTGCCTGTGTAGCTTGATTGCCAATCAATCCTGATTCAGTCCCTAAATCAGTGGTATAATCGTTAGCCAGCGTATTACTTGCATTTTGGCTAATATTGTTTAAAGCTTGCCCGGTTACGGATGAGTTAAGAACACCCCGCGAACCCAGTCCATTTAGCGCCGTTCCTACGGTTCCTGTTAAATCGGCATTTAAAGCCGCTTGGCGGTTAGTGGCATAAGCCGTAGGTAATACGCCGTTAGCAAGCGACTGATAAGCATCGGTTACGCCAGACATTGTTCCGTTATAATTATTGAGCGCATTTCCTGCTGCCGTTTCATATTTTGACAACGAATTAGCTGAATTCGTATTATAGTTGCTTAGAGCATTATTGGTTGAATCCGTATAATTATTGCCAAGTGTTGTCCAATTAGGGTTATAAGTGTTAGCAAACCCCGTGTTTGCTTGATCTAGTAAGCCACTTGCGCTACTTAAACCAGTGCCAGCATATCCCATTAATCCGGATTGTAAACTTGCTTCATCTGCCGTTTGTTCAGGAATATTGCGGGTAGTTGTGGTTGTGGTATCGCCTTTGCAATGCACTCCATAGCAATTAAGTAACTTGCCGTAAAACGGTGTCCAGACTCTAATCATATTTAACCTCCTTTTCCATAATCCAATACATTAAACCGTTGGCACGAACTCTGCTTAACGGCCAGTTTAACCTTGAACCTTTGTATAATCTAAGATAAGCTATCGGGTCACGAAATACCGCTGTTCGCATGAGTTTGCATCCGTACATTTTAGCAATATTGTTGCCGACAGTGTCCATGTAGCGAATATCGTTAATACAAGAATGGTCAACTTCGAATATGCCGTTGATTACCGCCCAACAAAAAAAGCCCTTATCAGGCTCAAAGTACATTGCAAATCCAGGTAACAACTTGAATTTTTCAGCTTTATTTTCGTATTTATCTATCCACTGTTCTTTCGTCACAGTAATACCTTCCTCAATGTGATAAAATATAAAACGCCAGATAAGCGCCTATTGATGTAATAATTGCGGCTTTTATTTCAGGCGTACCTAAGCCTGTCATTTTGTCCATGGACTCTTTGCATATTGCAGCAATAACGCCAACAATTAAACCGCGAGTCAGGCCGAAGTAATACCCAAATATTACCGACAACATAAATCCAGCCATGAAATGCGCCAGATAATGCGCCCAAGGTCCTTCCATTTTTGCATACCACCAATTAATCAATCGTTGTCTTCCCTCCCCTTGGAATAAAAATATGTCCCTTAGGCGCTTATTATTTAGTCGTTGTAGTAGCTGCCACCGCAGGCTCAATATCGACAGTCAATATATCCCTGAAATTAACGGAATCCGCAAAAGTTTGGTCTGTCGTGACAATTGACAAGTTACCATTTACCTGCGTAGTTGCCGTGGAATCGTTTACCGGGATCAAATTTATGTTTGTCGTGGTGGCTGTTCCGTTTTGATACTCGCTTTTACCATTGACTTTCATTTTTAGAATCATGATTTTTCCTCCTCAAAATAAAATAGACGCCTATGCGTCCTCATTTTCAATATTGTTAATGGAGTCTTTAACTGCTTTGTCTATTTCGGGAAGGGAAACAGATTCCTCGCGAATTAACTCATTGTTAATGAATAATGTTCCCTTGGCTAAGTGTTTTGCTGAAAGATTACAGCCACTTATTGCAACATCTGAGTCGTTGATTCTCTTGGCTTCCGCTGCCTTTTCAGCAAGCTTTTGCTGCTCGGCAATCTGTTCCTCCTGTTGTATGGCGTTCCAGATACTTTGTTTAGCCTGTGTTAGTTGCTGTAGCTGTGCCTGAACCTGCTCGATTTGAAGTTGATTTCTGCCGTAGGCAATGAGTAATTGATCCATCATTTTAAATCCTCCACATTCGTTAGTCTGGTATTGGTTTTCAGTGCCGCATAAAGCTGGTCAAAAATCGGATTCGTTAAATCAGCAGCACAGGTTACGCTAAAACCTTCAATTGGATGATTCTTATTCGCATCATTTGCATCGTAAAAAGCCTTATTTGCATACACTGTTGCATTTCCACCGAAAGAATAAGTTTTAACTCCATTTGTAATCTTTTTGCTGACTTGTGGGCTTGGAGCAAAATTAATATAAGCTGTGTCCAGTTCCACTCCTTGAATAGTTGTAAATTTTGCTTGGATTGCCATTGTTATTACCTCCGATTTATTTAGTTTCTATTGATGCTTTGTATGCCGAGATAACCTCTGGTGTCCAGACAGCATTGGCTATTGCGATTACTTTGGCGTCTTCGTCTACAAGGGAGTCTGCGGGGCATAGTACGTGCCGATGATAACTTTTAGATATTTCAATGCCATCCTCGATAATCTTAGTATCCGTTCTGACTTGGATTTGTCCAAGTTCTAAAACTTCGATTTGACCAATGGTTACAGATTTTTCTAGCATTGTTTAGCCTCCTATAATGTATAAGTAAATGCAAAGTTAAAAACGGAGTCATTTAAGAAATAGCCATCTGATAAATACAGCCAGTATGTTGTAGTAGAAAACGATAGGATTAAAGATGCGTTACCTCCTCCGGCTGATGCCATAGGGGGAGAGGTTAACCCTACCATTTCATGATAATATCCAGCGATTGTTCCAGTGTTATCAATTGAATTAGTAACAAACGGCAATCCACTAATGTTTGCGTTTCCTGTGGATGTACCCTTGGAACTCAAGTTAATGTTTATACTTACGTGGACTAAGTTACCGATTTTGACGTATCGTCCACTTCGATTATTGTAGGTTATACCAGTTGTCCCACCGCTAAAATTTAAAGATGGTGTAAATGTGCCTTCCTCGTAATCATCCAATACATTCGGGTCACTACTAGGATTTTGTGTAGCAGGAAACTGAATCTGACCTGCTATGGCTAAAATCCCTGTAAAACTAGGGCTTGCCAATGGTGCCCCGCCCAACGCTGCCAACGCCCCTGCTGCAGTTATAGCCCCGGTTCCACCTCCAGCAATTGGTATTACAGGTCCGTCTTGATCTACGCCTGTATGCATATGACCTGTTACACTAAATAACGTACTAATAACGGTATACAAATTTCCTAATTCGTTGGAAATCTTGGTAAATCCAGACTGTTTACCGTCTCCACCTGCTGCAATAGTCAAAGGGAATATTTTTACCCAAGACAAATAAAGCCACCTCGCTTTTAAAAGTTAACCTCATTAACTGTAACCGAACAATTATGTATTGCGATTCTCCCCGCATTAACGGTTATACTAGCCTCTAAATAATCAAGCCTTTTTTGTAAATTTTTGCGAATCAGTGTGAATTGGTTGCTGACAATCGGAGTATTATCGCCGTATATATCTGTATTATCGCCATATATATCGCCATCTTCTGACGAAAACGAGTAAGGATATTGTTTGTTCGTTAATTGTAGACAGGCGTTTCCGGGAACCATGTTATAAGAAAAATAGTTTAAATGAGTAACGATAATTTTTTTAAGTTGCGGCATCACTCGCTTAGAGATAAGGAGCGCCGTAACTACGTTTCCGTCATCAGTCGCAATCGAATCATCAATTCTGCCAATCTTATTGCCATATAGCACATAAATATTATTTCCATTACAAATAACATCGTTAATCTGCCAGAAAAACCGTCTTCTTGTCCAACTACCAGCAACACCGTTTGCCGTGACATTATAGTGATAAATGTAAACAAGCTTATCATTCTGCCCTTTAACCCATATTTGCCGTTTAGATGGTATGTGCCACATTCTAGCTGTGGTGTCAGCGTTAAGGACAAGCCAAGAGTTAATATAATAACCCGGTGCAGGATAATCCGTTTTTACATAGCCATAGGCGGTAACCGTACTAAACGACTCGAAGCCATCTTTGCCGACAAAGTATGCCGTATTCCCCACGCATAAACCGCAGTAATGATTATAGGCGTAAACCTTATCAGCGGCGGCAACTACGGCAACGGAGGTAAAGTCTTCCTCACCTGCGATACGATAAGGGATTCCAGAAGACTTGATAACCATGAAAGCTTGTGAAAGCATCATACTTGCCGTGATCGTGCCTGCATCTTTGTAACCAACGTCAATATATTGGCTACTCGAAGTGTCTGACGGAGTATTAACCCACGCTACACTGCTTGTACAGTCTCCTATGGACGAATAATTAATCACGGCAGACAATATGCTATAAGCCCTTACTCTGCCGAAGCAAAAAGATATATGATGAGATACCGGAGAGCCAGCAATAGTCGTTAAAGTCGTGCCGTCCCACTTTTGAATCTGTCCACCGCTTGTGATTAGGACATAGGTATCGTAAAGCAAAAAGACAGGTGCATAAGTACCTGTTAACGTTCCAATTAGTGTTTTTGCGGAAAAAACATTCGACAGTTTATATAAACTCGTCCCACTAGCCACTAGATATAAATCATGGATAGAATCGTAGAAACCACCTGTAGTAACCGAAGTAAAATCTATCTGCGTTGCCACGCCGCCGACTACCTGCGGTTGCAATACCGCCCCGCCGTATTCCCAGTTATAAGCAAGTTGCAAGCAATCGTCAGGTATACTTTCAGGTGTTCCTACGAGACACTCGCCGCCCATTAGGTTAGAAAGGGCAATCGCATGAGAAGTAGAATTTTTAGTTTTGTATGTTCCCACGTTTACCCTCCCTTGGCTTTAATGAAGGCGTTTACATCGTTGGCCAATATACTTAAGTCCTGCGTAACGTCCATACTATTGTCGCTTTGTAAGCGAATAGAAATGTAATAAGCTACGAAGTCTGAATACTCATCTGGCAAAGGAAACGCATCGGTTACGTTTGATACCCTCGCTGCCTTTTGGGAATAAAAAAAATCCACGCTAGGCGGCGCGCCGGGTGCTAAGCTTATATTCGTTCCCGTTGCAATAAGTGGATAAGCAGACGAAGGAGGGAAAAAACCGAAAAAATTACTCGGTCTAGAAATCGTCCCAGTGATCGTAAGCTGTGTTTTCACTAACGGGTCTTTACCTTCAATCCGCAGGTTCTGGACATAACCAATCCCTGCATTGGTATAGGTCATTAACTTGGTTGAATCATAGTCACTTAAATCAGAATTAAGCATCGAAAGGGCTAGTGCGTGTACATCTGATATTTGCATTAGTAATATCCTTTCGTGACGTAGTTAACATTTTCAATGTCATTCAGCATTTTAGAAATCTGGTCATTCCACAGCGCGACAACGTCTTTATCTTTTTCTTGGATTCTTGCAGGAATATAAGCTATTAGCAATTTATCTATGTCATAGGGTAAATTAGTATCGTCTGTTTCGGCAAGCGGTAAAGTTTCTGCAACATAAGTTATTTCGTAGTTATAAACCCTGTCAGGAATCGGAGTAAAATTAAGGGTTGAAAGATTAGTCAAATAAAACCCTCTTGGCTGTCCCGTTAGCGATTTATCATAAACCGTTGTAATTGCTTTGTTGTCAATAGAAATGTTGTTAATTCGTGCATCAACAATAAGCACTGGCATTTTAGGCAATGTGACTATACTTACTCCTGCCGTAGTTGTTCCAATTAACGGCGGTTCAACAATCGTCAAAGGGAAATTATCTTTGATTATTCCTCGAAGTTGTGAATAACCTTCATTTAAATACTCCAGCAACTGATAAGGACTGACGACAGAGCCGTCCACATCCCCGAGTCTATATCTTGCAGATAGAATTATTGATTTTACTAGACTCATGATCTACCTCCTACATAAAAGGCATAAATTATTTGCTATTTTTGAAACAATCCTAAATTCGCTTCTATTTGACTACCCGTAACGCCACTAGCCGTAATGGTGAAGTGTACCGCATTCCCGGCCGTTATTTTAATAGGAATTGGAAAAGCCATACTTAGATTAGTTCCATCAATCGACGTCTTAGGAATAACGCTGTCGTAAATAGTTGTAGCGCCGTCTAAAATCAATACTGATAAATCTGTTGCCCCAACAGCACTACCACGCACCCGCCAATTTGCATAAGCTATGTACCATGATTTACCCGCTGTTCCCGCTTGCGTTAAATCAATCGCTGTGTTATCAGATACAATAGTCATTGGATTAGTAACATAATCAGCAGAAGTAATATCAGCTAAATTTACTGTGGTTCCATCTGATTTAACTAAATAATCATATCTCGGCATAATAACCCCCTATAAAAATAAGGGAGGTTTTACCCTCCCCATTTATTAGCTTGCTTTACCGCTGGACATAACATTAATAACTGCATAATCCTTGGAATTGAAAATAGTCTTAGCAATCGCGCCAATATAGCCGACTGCAAAGCCTGTTTGATTCTCATAATCGAATACTTTCTCTTTCCAGAACATCGGCTTGGCTACGGCCCATACGCCGCCCTGCTTGCCAAGTAAAAGGTTATGACATACATTGGCACTAGATGCGCCTGTAGTCGTTAAGCTGACACGTTCATACTCGAATAAGGCTACACCATCATAGAACCCTAGTGCGCCTGTGAATAAAGGATTGTCAGAAGTACGTTCCCCTGCGTATAATTGGGCATTAATCCAAACTGTGTCTTTCTTCAAATCTCTGGCTGCATAAGGATGAACCAGCATAACATAATAATCTTTTCCGTCAACTTTGATCGGCGCGATTTTAGGCGCATGAAGCAAAGCCTTTCTTTTAGCCGTTGAAATATCAGCGCACGTAAGTAAGGCGTTAGTGTCGGAAATCGTTACCTCAGTAGTTACTACACCGCCGCCAGTTGCAACGGTAAATTCAGTTGCGGTATAAGATGCCGACATAACAGTAATAAAGCGATTCTCTAGATAATCAGTAAACCATTGCGCCAAAGCCGTCTTAGCCGTAGAGCGAAGATCAAAAGCCATCTTCTGCTCGGTTACCAGACCCGCAAGCAAAACACCATTGCGGACTTGATTAACGGTTACAGGGAAGTCATACATGGTTAACGCTTCTTCGGAACCTTCCAGCGTGGAATCACCAGCAACGCCAGCGCCGCTCATGAGCATAGTTAAAGGGAGTACCATGGTATCTCCCTTGTTTTTACTTAAGTCCTTCTTAATTTGAATTACGTTGTCCCCAGATTCGCTAGAAAACTTATCGAAAAAGTTTGCCTTAACTGCTTCTAGTTGAGTCTGCCCTGCCCAAATTTTGGCGGTTAGATTAGTTGTTGCGCTTGTACTAGCCATTTATAAGAACACCTACCTCATATATTTTTTTCTTACCTCCGGTGGTATGTCCTCAAATCTTCCTTCGTCTAGCATGGTTTCTAATTCTGCCGTAGATAGAGATCGTGAGCTACCTTGACCGGACAATTGCGAAGCCCTAGGCATTTTAGCCATTTCTGCAATTTTGTTAGCAGGAGACTTTTGATTAGGGCTTTTTGTTGCTCTGTATTCGTCTTGACACTTCGTATAATAACCTTTTAACATATCAATCTGATCGTTGCTAATATTTCCCCGCTTAAACGCTTCGACAGCCATCTGAATGGGTCTAGCTTCTCTTAACGGTAATTCGTTCAGCGTTTCACCTGCGTAAATATCAATTTCTCTAAAGTCAGGTTGCGAAGTAAACTTGTTTACTTCAACTTGAAGTGATTGTTGCTTTTGGATAGCTGACTCAATATGAATCTCCGCTTTGGCTACCTCTTTAATATACTTGCGATATTTAGGAGGGTCAGACCACGTTAGCGATTCAATATCTGTACTATCATCAATTCCCACGCTTTTACGTGCCGCTTTATCCGCTTCGGCCTCAATCAAAGCAGACAAATCTTTCTGCTGTAGTTGTTCCTGCTGTTGCGGTGCGGGTCTATTTTTTATTGATTCGATTTCTGCTTTTATAGCTTCAAGTTGTGCAGACAAAGCCTTGCGTTTATTGCGTTCTTCATGAAGTGCCTTTAAAGGAACCTTTTTATCCTGTTCGGTAGGCTCCGCTTCTTCGGTTTCTTCTTCGGATTCTTCGATTTCTTCCTGTTCGGCAGGTTCCGAGGTTTCTTCTTCCTGTTCTGTCGGTTCAGGTTCCGATGTTAAACCTTCCTCTTCTGCCACTTGTTTTAAAACTTCTTCGTCAATAGAGGGAAAGTCTTTTTTAAGTTGCTCTAGCATATTTTCTCCTTTTACGCCACTTGGGCGAATACTATTTACCGCATAGTTACGAATTTTTTAAATCAGATTAGCACTTACCATTCGATGACGGTTTCATTGGAATATTCCCGGCAGGTTTCTTTCCACCCCCCGCAGGATTAGCCACAGGATGAGGGATATGTTGTGTCGGAATGATAGGACTATGAATCTTAGCCATGTTATCACCTCCTTAACGTAGTATTTGATCATAAAAAATAGCCGCCTAAGCGACTAAATAGCTTTTACAATCGTTGCTTCTGCGCCACGCTTACCAATGATAGGTTCAAAACTAACTCGTTCACCCGTTTCAAGATGGATCGCCGTTGATTGAATTGCACTAAAGTGACAGAAATAATTTTTATTATCTTCACCTACAATAGTTCCATAACCTTTATTAATATCAAATTCTATACATTTCCCTGTCATTTAAAACCTCCTTTATAATCAAGCGGGTTAGGCTTGGAATAAAGAAGATCACCTCCCTTATACGCTTGTAGGCGGTTCGCTTTCCTGTTCTGCCGTCTGTTCTAACGATGTAGCGTAGTCAACTAGCTTGTTAAACAAAATAACTAATTCTTCATACGAAGTACCGCCAACAGAGGAATTAAGTTCACCCTTGAATTGTGCTGCCGTCATTTTGATTTACCTCCCTTCGGGTCTGCAATGTTGTTTAGCACCTTATCAGCGACTACGATAAGCAAATGTTTTACATCTTCAAGCTTGATAGAACCAGTTAACTTAGCGTGTTCAAGTATTTGTAACGCTTTATCCATTGTATTGACCTCCATTCCGTTGAATAGGCCGTGCTATTTGTTGTGGTTGTGGTTTAGGCGGCTTATTGTGTAGCATTGTAGTAGCAATTGAAGCGGGAGGAACTTGCATACCTTCCATTTGATAGATAGCCTGTTGTACTTCAATAGGTAATTCAGTAATATTAGCTGTTAGGCTGATCTTAGGAGGGTCAAGAACCTTCCCGATTGATTCCTGCTTATCCAACATTCTCTGTTTAACTTCTTCTTTTCCTGGGAAATCCATAAACTCAATAATAATATCAGCAGGTATTGGTATTCCTGCTTTTTGTGCTTCGACCATGGCATAAAAATTAGAGAGTCGAGTTGTCGCCGTCTCGGCTACTTCGCTAACTACGATATCAAATTCAAACTTAGTCAAGTCGTAAACCTGTTTCATGACTATTTGACCGGTTGCGTCCATCTGCTGTTTTTGGCTTACCGCTTGTCCTGTAGGCGCTAAATTAGCGAATTGATGCTTACCGTCTTTTCCTAATATACGAATAACCTTTTCCTCGCTAAGAAATTGAGGAATAAGACCAGGCTTATCTTTACTGCCCCACAATATTTTTAATACTTGTTTCTGTGCCTTGCGCTGATTGTCGAACAGTACGGCTATCTGTGTCATTGCTTGCTTTTGCCTTAATTCAATTGCTCTGCCGCTTGCGGCCGCCGTTAAATCACTGCCTAACAATTCTTCATTGATACCAGATATATTGCGAATATCAGACCGGGTGAGCTCTTCCATTTGGACAAATCCTGTTGGAATTGTCGTACTATCAATAACTTGGAGTCCATCTCCAACGGAATTATATTCTATCAATGTTCCCGGCGTACTTCCGTTATCGCGAAGATTGCGTTTATCAGGTTCATCAAGTGCGCCTTTAGGCGCTTTCCACAGTCTATTTGACATTGTATTTACCAAGTGCATACGCTGAGAGCGAAGTTTGTTTATCTCTCGCTGTGGGTCTTTAAGATCGCGTACAATACCTTGTGGAACATCTCGCTCATTCGTATGGTAAGCATACTGCCTAACAAGAGGAAACATGCCATGTTTATAAGGCGAATCAATGTCCTCAAAGATAACGTCCTCGCAGAAGGTGCAGCACTTAATTTGATTAGTAGGAATACGTGTTTTCTTCGCGCCAATTGATGGAGCTAATTCATCAAAGTTAGGTATCTCATCGGCTTGATCTTGTTCAATTGTTGTACCGTCTGGTAACGTCCATTTATTAACAAAGGCGTATTCTCTGTACCACATTTGCACAACGCGAATCTTTTTAAAATCAGACGAATACCAGATAGGCTCACCTGAATCTGTCATGGTCGGCAATCGTTCCGCAGAATCATACTGCCTGTGCATTTCGTCAATGTCATCCTTAAATTCTGGGTATATTTGAGCAATGGAGTCTTTATCCTCCCATGTAGCCTTTACAACAAAACGAGCATCTGACAAATCATCACGTACTGCTTCTGGGTCTACATAGATGTCGAAAGGACTTTCGCGGTCAGTAGAAATGTGACCGTCCATAATATCATAATCCCACTTCCACTCTACCCAGATATAACCTTTTCCACCAATAACTACATCTCTAAACACATCATCAGAATGAGTTTCATATTCTGCTTGATCGAATACCCATTTCGTAATACCCTTGGCAATCTGGCATATATCATCATCACCTTCGTTGCGTGGCAGGAAGTCAGGCTCATACCTATTGCTTGACTGATAACCGCAAACTAAATTAATAAGCGGCCTAGTAACGTTGATCGTTATTGTAGGCCGTCCTTTGTCATTCAATGCTTTTCTGTCCGCTTCGTCCCACTGGTCACCGGCTACGAAACGATAATCTTCTTGCGCTTCATCACTCCACGGAGTAGACATTTGCACAGCAGACCTAAACCAGCGCCTTTTTTCTATTAGTCCTTCGCCATCATCAGTTTCAAGCTTATCATTCATGCCATCACTTCCCTTGTGTCAATCCGTGAAGTTCTATTGTCGTGTAAAGATTACTTAATTCGGCCAAAGGAATACACTTGATGAAATCTTTTATATTCTGCTTGGTTATGTGATGAAATCCAAGGTACTTTCCGAGAAATTCCTCTGTTAATTCTTTTTCTGCCCATGATCTCATCGTTGATTCACTTGCCATTTACATCACCATCCATTTATTTTGAGGTGCATCATCGTCCCACATATCGTGAGTACGTTTCTTTTCCTTGACGGGTTTCCAAGGACGTGACATTAAGCTATATCTGTCCGTGTCATAGCAATGATCTTCTATCGTTGTGTCAACATCTTCAACTTTTTTATCGTCATAGATTAACTCCGGTAACGTACGGATAGAGTGTTTGCACGTAGAAAAGAAAACCAGACCAGGATTTTTAACAGTATTCGTTTTAAGATCATAATTCCACCCTCTCAGTCTAAGATGTACTTGCATTTTACCCTGCATGCGATCATTGTCAGCAGGAGAAAACACAACTCCCTCATTGATGAATACCTCTGCAATGCTTGGCCCATTATGACCTGTTCTAGCCCAACAAGCAGGGTCAGCAACGCCGCGCATCTCTCCATCGTCAGCCTCTAATAACTTAACGTGCCTAGCAACTTCTTTTGCTGTTTCTTGTGTACCAACGTCAAACTGTCCTTTTTTACAGCCGTATAATTCGCGGTAACAAACAATCTTTCCGTCAAAGTCCATCGTGTACCATTTAACGCAGTAAGGTTTCGTGAATCCCCAATCCATTGCTCTCCATCTAGGCCAGCCTTTGGGTATCTCAAACGGGTCAACAACATGCTTATCCCTACGCCATTCACTAAACACCTGTCCAATAAATACGTCCCAATCTCCGTATAGAAAGGCTTTCCTTTCTTGTTCTGGCAAATTTTCAAGCCTTTTAACATAAGCGGGATCGTTTTTCATCAATATTGTATTGTCGTAAACAGTAGCAGGAATAAATGATATTGTATTTCCTGTTAGCTCATCAACGACAATGTTCTTGCCGTGATTAGTCCCAGTAATATATTTTCGTTTCACCCATGCATGGCCACGTCCCCCAGGGTTACAAGTACCTCTGAACTTAGGCGGGAATCCCTTTGCTGATCGTAAGCACGATAGCAAAAGCTGAATAGTACGCTCTGTATGTTTTGTTAGTTCGTCAACGCCTATCCAGTCCATTGACCGGCCTTGATAGCCCTCTGCATCTATTTCGTTTGCCACATATCTAAAAAGCACACGTGAACCATTATACAAAGTCGCAATGTGCTTACCAAAATTATAACTGTATAATTCTTTAGGAATATTTCGAATCCACTCATCAATAATATTAGCTTCTAGATCATCATAAGTTTCACGGAATAAATACATAGTACAGCCAGCATACTCACAAGCATAAGCGGCAGCTTCAATAACAAGCGCGCAACTTTTGCCACCGCCCTTAGCACCGCCATATATAACTTCATCGGCACTGCTTTGGTGAAACAAACACTGTTTGGCATTAGGATTATATGGAACGGCAACACTTATCATTCCGGCCTAGGAATATTAAAAGACACGCTAATATTACCATTTGCACCTCCTTCACTAGCCCCGCTATATTTTAACCTCGTATCAATAACCTTATTAACCCGGTCAGCGCACATCAACCGTTCGCTAGGCCTAAGGTTGTGGTCTTGAAACATATTGTATATTTCATCCCGCATATTTTGCAATATATCAAGGTCAGTTGTCAGCGTGTGCTTAATATGTTCATTGACGGTTTCCTTCGTTTGCTCGGCACGTTCTTTGCGCTGTTCGTTAATTATCTTACCAATGGTAACGTATGATAACTTGATTCCTTGATTGTTAAGTTGTTCAGCTATTTTTCGACTAGACATTGTTGCCGTTAAACCCATAATAAGACTGATAGTTTCGGTATTTATCTTAACCAAGTTAACACCTCCATTTTGGTAAGCTTTGTTAAAATTGGCTTATGCTTTTTAGTGTACTCTGTAAAGCCGACTTTCTCTCTTTCAAAATCTTCAGCATAAAATCAAACTCAATGGCCTTCATCTTCGCTTGTATCAGTCCGGGCCCTAGTTCTGCTATCTCACACTCTATATCAAGCAAAGCCTTTTGAATCGCCGCAGGATTACGTTCGCTCCGTTCTTCGTCTGTCAACAATACGTTTCAACTCCTTGAGGCTTATATTCGCCTTGTGTGTCTTTTCGTGGCATATGTAGCATAGGCATATAAGATTGTCTGCCACATCATCACCGCCGGCGCCACGCGATTTTATGTGATGTACTTGGAGACTATAACGACTGCCGCAAACTTCGCAGTAGCTAATCGATCTTATTTTTTCAATGCACTTCTTATCTTTAATCCTCGGTTGCTTCGGTATCGGTTCATGATTCATTTCAACACTTTCTTATCAAAGCAGGTTAATGATCCGCGACTTCGCTTCATCGATTTTATTTTAGGATCAGTAAACTGGCCTTCAGAATAGTTAATACACACACCGTCGACGATATCTATGTCGGTGGTACAGCCAGTTCCCGTCTTAGGCATGTGCTTACAATCATATGAATTGCATTTTCGGACTCCCGACATGATATCACCTCATCATAGGATCGGAATAATTTTTGCTGATTTTGCAGAATATTTTTAGGAATAATTTCAAACGAAATATAAAAAGGCCACCTTCGGCAGCCTCGTAAATATGGGATATTTTATTATACTTCTGAAAATAAATATAAAAATATTCAATTATTTTTAAAATAAGTATTGCGTTAAGTGTGTAGTTGTGGTATACTTATGTCAGAGGTTAAGAAAACCTCAAATAAACTGAGTCGGTCAGCATTGAGCGTGACTGCAAGGAGCGAATTAAGATGAGAAAATTTTACGCAGGAAAAAGCTACATGGGAACCAATTATGAATACGAGGCAGAGTGTTGGTCGGCATACGCTTTCGACAGCAAAGCTGAACGTGATGAATGGGTAGAAAAGAATGAATGGGACCAGAACACTAGTCAGTATGTCGCCGAAACAATTACCAGAACAGTAGCTTACAAAATTGCAGGTATCGACAGTAAATATAAAACACCAGTAGTGGAAGAAAATCGGTTGTCTTACAAATATTAACATGGGGAATAACGCAGAGTGACCGGGTTCGCCCGGTTAATGCGGCAAGCTGGTCACAAGCCCAGCGAAATAGACCGCGGCGAAGGAGCGAATAAAATGGAATATGGCAAAGATGATTTTATGGAAATGATTAAGGATTGGCAAACTGACAATTCGCCGGAATACGATGATTTAAAAATTGAAGAAGCAGAAATTAACGAAAATGGCAAATGGGAATCCATTGCAGAAGACGAGAAATGCACTTACTCGCTAACCGACGATGGCACCGGGAACATAGTCATAAATTACCTTGATACAAAATAAAACCAGCCGGGCATCGTCCCGGCTTTAATTTTAAGGAGGAAAACATATGAGCAGAAAACAAATATGGTTAAATCCACCGCTTGAACGCCTGGTCATAGAGTGTGGTAAGGCAAAAGGTCGTGACGGTAAATTCTCTGCCCGTCTTGGTGACATTGTGGAACGATACGAAGTAATCATGAAATTAACTGAAACGCCGGAATTAACCGATACCGAAAAAATGATTTTAAGTGAGGTTGTTTGTGGCAGCGTAATTAATCCAACAACAATCAGACATATGTCAGAAAGCATTATGGATTGCGCTACCGGAACGCAAGAAGAGCGACTTGCCCTAAAAAAGATTATTGAAGAACTTTCTCCGGCTGAACGCATTTCGACCATCGAATCATTAGGCGTATGATTCATCAACGAGTCTGCAAACAATGCGGGGACAACCTTCAACGGCGGTCCCCGCGCTCAATAGATGGTGCGAGAGCTCGCATCGTATCTTTTACCCAAGCAATACTTTGACAATGACCGTCAACAATATCCTTTTGCATAGCCGTACATAATCCTTTACATTGATTCAGACAGCTTCTAAAATTGCACGTATCAGTCATTACACACCTCATTTCAGGCATAAAAATAAGCCCGCTCAAATGAGTAGGCTTTCGGTCAGTTCCTTGCGGTAACTGCCATTTAAACTATTGCATAATAACATATTAAACTTAAAATGACGTAATATGTTAAACTAGTTTATTATTTTTTTCATAAACAGCCGTTTTTTATTGCTATTCTTACGGTAATATCAATCATCTGGTGCATCCAATCAATCATTGTCTGTAATGATGGATAACTTGACTTACCATAACGATTATAAAACCAATCACTGTATTTATAATTTACGTAATTATACCAACCTGGACGTCCAGGAGTGTCTTGTATTTGATGTTCGGCTTCTCTGCGTAA